GTACGGGTTCAAATCTCGTCTTCATTAGTTCCTCTATTAATTATTTTTTAATTAGCTGTAACTTTTTTTTAAAACGTGTTATAATATAAATGTTGAGAAAATTGCTAAGGTAGCGGGATTGGTAAACAGGATATTTTTCAGAATATCTTTTCGAAGTGTTTATCATTGGTAACCGATTCTATAATAACCAAAAGTTTGTAAGTTTGCTATGGAGTATGAAGGTGGAGTGGAGCGAAAGCGTTGAAGCGATGAAGCCGAGAGGACTAACAAAACTTATTGCAGGTTCGAATCCTGTTCTTAGCAATAACAAGTTGATTGTGGAAAGACCAGGTAGGGTAGAAAAAATCTTCTTAAAGTAAGAAAGGAGGTTGCTTATGATTGATTGTTAGTTACCAGTTTTTGTTAAATTAGTTGTTGATTGTTAAATTGATGGGGTAGCTCAAATGACTGGTCAAAGTAAGAATTGAGCAGAGCATCTGGTGATGCACTATGGTGGTTTTGTCACCGGAATATATAGGTTCGAATCCTATTCCCATCAATAAATATTCAATAAATACGAGGAGGGAAGAATAAAAATTTGTATGGATTGTTCGGAGTATAGGGAGTATAGTTTGTAACATTACTAATTATTTTTTATTAAAAGGAGTTATTCAATTATGAGTAAAGTAGTTAAAAAAGAACTTGGCAGCTTTATCAAAAAACTTAATAAGTTAAAACTGGCTGACAAGATTGGAACGAGGGGTGATGTTGGGGAGATGCAGGAAGAGTTCATTTCGGCCATTGAGGAAATTGACGATGCTGGTAAGGCCGACAAAGTTGATAAAGAAATAATTGATTATTATGAAGGACTTCTCGAAGAGGGCGAGGCCGAGAAAGAACCTGAGAAAGACGGTAAAGATGGTGAAGATGAAGTTGACCTTGACGAGTTAAAAGAAGAACTTGAGGATATGTCATTTAAAGAGTTAAAGGCATATATCGAAGAAGAAGACCTTGAACTTGAAACGAAAATTACAAAAAAGAAAGTTGATGATATTATCGAAGAAATTCTGGAGTTGGCTGGCGAAGAGGGCGAGCCCGAGCCTAAGGAGAAAGATAAGAAAAAAGATAAAAAGGCTGACAAAAAGAAAGACAAAAAGAAAGACAAAAAGAAAGACAAAAAAACTTCTAAAGTAAAAGGCAAACTTCCAAAAATGCTTTTAGAAGCGATCGAAGAGGGTGACGCTACATGGGGTAGTCTGGCCGAATTGGTTGCTGACGAAAAAGATAAAGAAGCGGAGAAGTGTATGGGTATAGTTATTCGGGTAGTTAGCCGAAAGATATCCAAGGTTGTGCCTATTGTTTTGACTATGTCGGGTGATGAAACGGAAGCTACTTTTAAATTATCAGAGGAGGAATAAGCTCAGTTAAATATAAGTTAGCATAAAACCTTTAGTTAATAATACAAGAGCGTCAGAGCTTATCTCATAGCCTCTGACGCTCTTATTCTTGTATGTTAGGAGGGCAATAATAGTTATGGCAAAAACATTAAAGAAAAAAGATAATATTTTCAAAACGAAATCTTTCCTTAGAATATTAAAGGAAATTTATTTGGGCGGATTGTTAGAAGAATGTATGGTATCTATAAACTATGGGAGGGCAAAAGTAGAAGCAGTAGATATTACCAATTCCCTTATCGTTATTTGTAAGGGTGCTGTTGCTTCTAAAGACGTAAGCGGCCAGTTAGGACTTGGAAATTTAGATCTTCTTATTAAGTTCTTATCTTCAGTAGAAGACCAGAAACTCTTTTTTAAATACAAGAAGGACGGGTCAAGCTTTGAACTTTCAAGAAAAGATAAACGAAGAAAACTGAATTACTTATTAACTCAGCCAGAACTAATCGCTACTCAGTTACAGGTAGATGAGGATTCTGATGATAAGGAAGACCCTTACTTAAAGATGAAGAAGATGATGGAGTATAATGTAGAATTATCTGCTTCATTCATGAAAGATTTTCTTACGTATATTGGCCTGTTAAAAACGAAGGATGTCGTTCTTGAATTTGATGGGGCTGAGGAAATTGCTTTTATTTGTGGTGGATCAAATGACCATAAGTTTGAATTGGTATTAAGTAATGAAGTAGAAGGAGATGAAGTAGACCCATTTAGTCTTAAGGTTAACGGAGAACATCTTGCTCGAATTTTTAATACGATTGGTTTTGATGAAGATGAACCACCAGTATTATCTTTTGCAGAAGAGAAACTTATAATGATAGAAGCTGAAGGTACGGTTTGGGCTCTTGTTCCGTTAACTGATTTGGAAAATGAAGATTAAGGAGAAAAATCTTGAAGAATCTTATATGGTACGAAAAGTTTCGGCCTGACAGTTTATCTTCAATGACCTTACCACTAAAGGCAAAGAAAATATTTAGAGAATATATAAGAGAAAAACAAATTCCTCATGTACTTTTCTATGGACCGCCTGGAAGTGGTAAGACTACATTGGCTATGATTCTTTTGAAAGCAACTGCTTCGAGGAAGTTAATTCTCAATGCAAGTAGTGGTGATCGAGGAATAGCAACAATTAAAATAAAAGTAAAACAATTTGCTACTGCCAAGAGGACAAGTTCTGATAAATTGAATGTCGTTTTTTTAGACGAAGCAGACGGTCTTACTTTTGATGCACAAATGGCATTGAAAAATACGGTAGAGACCTACTATAAAAATTGTCGTTTTATATTTACTTGCAATCATATTGACATGGTCATTCCGGAGATTGCTTCCAGATGTATTCCTTTTCAGTTTGATACTTATCCTAAGGACAAACTTCTTATTCATCTTAAAAAGATGCTGGACAAAGAAGGGATTAAATATAAAGAAAAAAGTATTAACAGGATAATAGAACTTTGCTATCCCGATATCAGGTCTATTATTAATCTTCTTCAGAAAAATAGTATCGGCAAGAAGCTTGAAGATTCCGAAGTCTTGATAGACCTGAATTTATTTAGAGAATTTTTATTAGACGGGAACTTGTTTAAGATAAGAGAAATATTTAATGGGAAGATGGATTTTGTATGGGTGTATAAATATCTGTTCAATATTTTTATCCCTGAGTTTTTGGATAAAGATGTTAAGTCTGAGGCGGCAATTATTACTGCTGGCTATCTTTATAAAGATAGGACTGTTCCAGATAAGGAAATCAATTGTACCGCTTGTTGTCTTGAGTTAATGGATTTAATGGAAGTAAATATTTCTTTTGGATAAAAACAAAATGAAAAAGAAAAATAATAGCAATAATAGTTTTGGTATAGCAAGTGCTCTTTTTACAAAAGAAGAAGTGAAAGTACAGAACGAATTTATGGTTAACAGAATTCTTTCTTTTCAGAAAGGAACCATTTTGTTTTCTATCGATATGAATAGGTTCGTATCTCGTCTGCCGTCTTGGGCAAGAGATACTCTTTATAATTTAGGGGTTCCAAAACAAAAGAATGCACCATATCTTAAATATCCCAAGAGGAAGAAAAAACAGAATCCAAAACTCTTAGCCAAGATTAGTAGTACTTTTTGTTGCAATGGATATCATTCGCAACAAATAATTGACATTCTTAAAAGGCATAAAGGGAAGCCACCAGAATCTTATTATGGATTAAAGAAAGGGGAATGAATGGACATAACGAAGTTTGTCAATAAAAGAAGTAAGGAAGAAAATCAAATGATAAGATTTGAAAAGATGATTCTTCCTTCTACTACAAAGCAAGAACAGAGAGTATTGGAAATGCATCTTTTAAAACCAATGCCGATTCCAAAGTACAAGGGGACTAAAACAGGGATGTCAAATTTCAAGAAGCGAACTCTTTTCTTTTCTTTTCCCAGTCCCGATTTTATTAAGAGGTTGGGGAAGATTGTTACTATAAATTCTTACATAGAAAATAATTGTCACGAAGTATTATTTTTAACGGAGCTGATTCGCTTGATAGAGGAAGGAAGAATTAAATGGGATGGCAAAAAGTATTCTTTCAGAACCCGTAGGGGAGGCAAGATAAGGTTATGAAAAAAGAATCGTTTGATGATTTAAAAAAGAAAGTAACAAGAGACTCTCAGGAATTTATTCGAGAAAATAGGGGGATGAAAATAGACAAATCCAGAACTTATATCAGTCCGAGAATAAGTTCTGAGTTTATGGATTGTTCTTTACCGATGACCTTCGACCAATATTCTTATTGCTCGATGGGGTGTACATACTGTTTTGCATATTATATGAAAAGCCAAAATCCAAGCTTTTCTCATAAGTTACATTCTGTAGACGAGAAGAAGCTTGTTGCTACTATTAAGGGAAAGCCTCCAACAAGTAGACTCAAGGCAATGCATAAGAACTTTTTTTCTAAGAGGTTTGTATTTCATTGGGGTGGTCTTGCTTCTCCTTTCTGTAATTTTGAAAAAGTTAATGGAGTCGGGTATAAGATTGTTTCTGCTTTGGGAAAAGAAAGCTATCCAACTCTTTTTAGTTTTAAGGGATCGGCTGTTTTCCGTCCGAACTTTGAGAAGTTATTTACAAAATATGCACATCAAAAGAATTTTGCTTTTCAGGTATCTATTGTTTGTCCTTCAGATGAAATGAGTAAGCAAGTAGAAATAGGAGTCCCTGTTACGAGCAGAAGGATAAAGGCATTAAAACATTTATCAGATATGGGGTACTATACCGTACTTCGTCTTCGACCTTTTATTATAGGAATTTCTGATATTGGTCTTGACGATTTACTTCATCAAGCAAAAGAAGCGGGAATAAATGCGATAAGTACAGAGTTCATGGCAATTGACCAAAGGCATAATGAGCATATTGCTAAGAGGTATAAATGGCTTGGAGAATTAACAGGAACAAAAGATTTGTTAGAATATTTTAAAGCATTAAGTCCAAGTGAACGAGGCGGATACATGCGACTTAACAGATTAGTGAAAGAGAAGATTGTAAAAAAGATGTATACGTTTTGTGTAGATAATGATATTTTATTTTCATGTAGTGACCCCGACTATAAAGAGTTAGGGATGTCTGGTTGTTGTTGTGGGTTGCCTGATACCTATAAAGAGAATAAGGAAATGGAAAATTGGGGAAAGAGCCAATTGACTTACGCCCTAAAAGAAGCCAGAAAAAAATTTCATCGTGATGGTAAAATTGTTCATTTTAAATTTAGCAAAGTTTTTGATCCAAAGGAAAGTCCATTTTTAAGCGACTCTACTTTTGGTCAGGATCATATTGGTGTTACAGGAATGACTGCAAGTCAGAGGCGAGGTATAACGTACTTAGATTTTGCAAGGGAAACGTGGAATAATCTCAGGTCTCCTGGAAATCCAAGAAATTATTTTCATGGAAAAATGATGCCTATTAGAATGGACGAAGAAGATAATTATGTTTACGTCTATAATCCAAGTGAGTACGAGGCCAGATGGGTAAAGGAAGGAATTGATTTAACGAAGTAGAAGAAGTAGTAGGGGAATTAAAATTATGAAGATAGCCATATATATACCAAGCCATAGAAGACCAGAAAAACAAAGAACCTTTAATTTTATACCTAAAAGATTAATAAAAAATACTTTCATTGTGGTTGATAAAAAAGATTTTAAAAGATATAAAGAACTATATGGGTCGAATGTTATAGAATGTCCTGAGAAGGGGATATGTAAAACAAGACAATGGATTCTTGAGAACAGTAAAAGGAAATATGCATTGATGTTAGATGATGATATGGATTTTTCTGTTCGTAATAAAGAATTAAAATTGCATAGGTGTAGTCCTAAAGAATTTGCTGAGATGGTTATGCTCCTTGAAGGCTGGCTCGAAGAGGGATTGGTACATGTAGGAATAAGTCAAAGATTCGGTAACAATAGAATAGAGGAAGATTATCTGGAAGTTACAAGAATGAATAATGCGTATGCGTATAATTGCGAAAAGATGATTGAGTTAAAAGAAAAGCATAATGTATCATTTGATTCTCTTGAAAACAAGCATGGTAAGCAGCTTGTTATGGAAGACTTTTTAGTAACGCTATCATTGTTTCAACTTGGATTTAAAAATCGTGTTACGTATAAGTATGTATGGAGCCAAAATCAGAGTGGTGCTGATGGAGGTTGCTCTTTATACAGAACATCTAAAATGCAAAAAGAAAGTGCTATTTTATTAGCACAAAAGTTTCCAAGATACGTAAGGGTAGTTAAAAAAGAAAGTTCAAAAGTATGGAAAGGTTTTGATAGCAAAGTAAGAATCGACGTCATTATACAATGGAAGAAAAGTTTTAATGAAAAGGGAAGGGCGAATGGAGGAATTAGATCATGGCTCAAATAGAATATAGACTCTTTTTCCAAAGAAGGTCTGGTGGCCATGCGATTGTTGAATGGGTCGCATCTCATTTTGAAGAATCGGGCGTATTAATTAATTCTCTTCGGCCGAATGTAAAGTGGAGTCGTCCAACCAAGTATTGGAATATAAAATATCCGTTCCATAATGCGAATAACGAAATCCAATTGAGAGAATATGAAAGGGGAAGATTGAAAATATCTCATTCGTTTGTTATTACTACATACGAAGACCCGTTAAGATATTCAGATGGCCTGTATAGGCATAAAAAATATGGGATAATAAATAGTCACATTAAATATATTATTGTCGTTCGAGACGTATATAACTATGTCGCAAGCCGATTAAAATTTGATAGCAGACATAAAAAATTCACTCCTCCTGGATGGTATTCCGAATGCATTGCTCATTGGAAAAAACTTCTTCTTAATAAAAACTTTAATTTTTGTATTAGATTAAACTATAATGACTGGTTGACTAAAAAGAAATATCGTATTAAAATTGCGAAGAGATTGGGGCTTCCGAATAATGATGGCCATATGGTAGATAAAATCCATAGTTATGGTGGGGGGTCTTCGTTTACCGGCATTAAAAAAACTGCAGCTCCTGAAGATCTTGTTAATAGGTATAAAGTCTACATAGAGGAGTTTGGAATTATATCTGAATTAAAAAAAGTTTTGAATGATAATGAGTTACGCGAAATTAATCTTTCCGAATTTGGATGGGCGCTGGATAGAGAAGGGAAAATTATAAAATGAAAGAAAAACAAGAACCACCATTTGCAATACAAGTTGAGCTTACAGAAGGCTGTAATTTATTTTGTAAATTTTGTGGTATACGTGGCATAAGAAAAAAACCAAACGAATGTAAATTTATGTCGTTAGAATGTAGTAAAAATATCGCAAAGCAAATTGGTGCAACAAAATGGGGGTCACGTATTGAGTTTGCTATGCATGGCGAGCCTACCTTAAATCCAAGACATTTAGAAATTATAAAAATATTTAGAAGTTATCTTCCACAAAACCAATTAACGATGTTGACGAACGGGATTGGACTTCTTCCTTCGCCAAAAGAAAAAGTAAAAAGATTATTTTCTAATGGAATAAATATTCTTGGTATAGATGATTATAGTCATAATCCATTCTCAAAGAAAATCAAATCAAAAGTAAAAGGCGAAGAATATCCTGGAGGTGAAAGCCCACATAAAAAGTTTCGAATCGATACCAAAAAAGTTATCTATATAAAAGATATACAAGATGCTAAAACTGGGGGGCATAGCGTTTTGAATAATCATTGTGGGTGTGCCGCTCCTTCATTATTTTCTCCAATGAAGAAGAGATGCGCAAAGCCGTTTAGGGAATTGAGTATTAGATGGGATGGTAAGATTGCTATTTGTTGTAATGATTGGAGGGGGCATTACTATTGTGGAGAAGTAAAAAAGGAAGGGAACTTAGACGATATTTGGAACGGCAAGGAATTCGATATCGCAAGAAAATTATTATACGATAGAAACAGGAATTTCATACCATGCAAATGGTGTGATGCAATATCTTACAGGGTTGGATTCTTACCGGACAAAATGGGTAAAGCAACATTGCCAATACCTACAAAAGAAGAAGTAGACTGGGCACGAGAAGAAAATACAGTTGACAAAACAATGTCAGAAATAATTGCAAGGCCATGGGAAAAAAATAAAAGAGTTGGGATTAGGGAATTGATATGAATAATATTTTTCCTTCTCCATCATCTGTTTCTACTGTTGATCGGTATCTATTAAATGGTCATAGCGGAGGTCTGCTCTGGTTCACGGGTCTATCTGGAAGTGGAAAGTCCACCCTTGCTCATGCTGTTGAAGAAAAGTTGTATTCCCTTTGCGTGTGCAGTTATGTTCTTGATGGAGATAATATTAGAACGGGATTAAATAAGGATTTAACTTTAAGCTCTGAAGACAGAAAAGAGAATGTTCGCCGTATTGCCGAGGTGTCCAAAATTATGGTGGATGCGGGATTGCTCGTTTTTGCCGCTTTTATTACTCCATATAAGCAAAGCAGAGAATACGTACGCAGGTTAATGACTGGTTGGCCTTGTTATGAAGTATATATTAAATGTAGTATTGAAGAATGTGCAAAGCGTGATCCAAAAGGTCTTTATGAAAAGGGTCGCATGGGTGAAATAATAAATATGACGGGAATTTCTGCGCCTTATGAAATTCCTGAACATTCTGATTTTATTATCGCTACAGATAAACTTAATTTGCAGCAATGTGTGGATGAGGTAATTGAATTTTTGCTAAAACAAGGGTTGATTGATGTAGGCTCATGTTGAGATTGATGTAGGCTCATGTTGAGATTGATGGATTTGATGGATTAAGAAATAAAAGAAGGAAAAAATGGAAAATAAAAACTTCACCCATCTTCATTTGCATAGTGAATATAGCGTTCTTGACGGAGTAGGAACGGTAGATGCCTATGCAAAAAAGGCTTCTGAAATGGGGTTCAAATATCTTGCTCTTACAGACCATGGGTCTATAAATGGGTTAATTGAATTTCAGAAAGCTTGCGATAAATATAATATTTCTCCAATACTTGGTTGTGAAGCCTATATCGTTCCAGATGCAAAAGTAAAAAATGATAAGAGGCGAGGGCATATTTTACTTTTGGTTAAGAATCAAGAAGGCTTTAATAATTTATGTAGATTACTTACATATGCTAATTTAGAAGGGCTTTATTATAGGCCAAGAATAGATTATAAAATGCTTCTAAAACATTGCGAAGGGTTGGTTGTTTCTACTGCTTGTTGTAGTTCGTTTTTAATAAAGTGCAAAGAAGGAGAAAAGTTTTTTTATGATTTGTTAGATAAGATTGGAGAGGATTTATATTGTGAAGTAATGCCTCATCAATTAGATGGGCAAATAAAAGCAAACAAATTAAATATTCGTCTTGCGAAAAAATCAGGCTGTAAAATTATAGCGACAAACGATAGCCATTATATACAAAGAAGTGATTGGAAAGCACAGGAAGTACTTCTTGCTATTCAAACAAAAAAATTGTGGAGTGATCCCAATAGATGGAAATTCGATATTAGAGGATTGCATCTACGATCTGTGTCAGAAATGATAAGGGCATTAAGAAAAGTAAATGCTTACAAAAAAGAATATCTTTTAAATACTATTGAGATAGCAGAGAAGTGCAGTTCTTTTAGAATTCCAAAACAAGAAATTCATTTACCAAGAGTCAAAGGGGTATTAAGAGAAAAGAAATTCTTTTGGGAACTATGTCTTGAAGGGTATAAAAATAAGTTTAAGAAAGAAATAAGCGGAGGATATCTTTCTCGTCTAAAGGAAGAGTACAATCTTATCGTTAAGAAGAAATTCACTCGTTATTTTCTTATTGTGTGGGAATTGGTTAAATGGTGTAAATCAAATGATATTTTAGTTGGTCCAGGAAGAGGATCAGCGGCAGGAAGCCTTATTGCATTTTTACTTGGAATTACTGCTATTGATCCGATTAAACATGGATTACTTTTTAGTAGATTTATTAACGAGGACAGAATTGACTATCCAGATATAGATGTAGATTTTGAGCATATTAAGGGGCATCTTGTAAAACAGCATCTTGAAACGATGTATGGAGATAGCCATATTGCTAACGTAAGTTCTTTTAATAGAATGAAGGCAAAGGCTGTTATAAAAGATGTAAGTAAAGTTTTTAGCGTACCTTTTGATGAAGTCAATAGTTTTACAGATTTAATTGAAGACAATGATGAACATACCGGAATACAAGAGTCTATCGATAATTATCAAGAAGGGGCAGAATTTAATGATAGACACCCTGAAGTTATTAGAATCGCTAAAGTTTTAGAAGGGCAAATAAAAAATTATTCTCAACACGCTGCGGCTTTGATTGTTTCTAATGAACCATTAGATCAGAGCGGAAGATGTAATTTGCTTAGGAGAAAAGACGTACTTCTTGTAAATTGGGAAAAGAATAATGCAGAATTTGTTGGCCTTATGAAATTAGATGCTTTGAGATTAAAGCTTCTTTCTATTTTTGGGGAAACATTAAAAAATATCAAAAATAATTCTAATCAAGATATTGACTTTGACAAAATAAATATAGATGATAAGGCTGTTTATCAAGAAATTGATAATGGAAATACTGTTGGGCTGTTTCAGTTAAATACAAGGGCAACAACAAGTTTGATTGGTGAAGTTGGGGTTAAGAAATTTAATGATTTAAGAGATATTGTCGCTCTTGTTCGACCAGGAATTATGCAATCGGGAATGACTGCCGAATACATAAGAAGAAAACGAGGTGGTTCTTGGGAAACGAAACATAAAATATATGAATCTATTACTGCTGATACTCATGGGGTAGTTGTATTCCAAGAACAGGTGATGAAAGTTATTAGTGAAGTTGCTGGTTTGTCTTATTCTACTGCTGATAAAATTAGAAAGATAATTGGCAAGAAGAGAAGTAAAAAAGAATTCATGCCATATAAGAAAAAATTTATTCGTGGATGTTTAAAACAAAAAACCCTTTCGAGAAAAGAAGCAGAAGAATTTTGGACTGGATTAGAAGAGCATTGTAGATATAGTTTTAATGCCAGCCATTCTGTTGCTTATGCTTTATTAGGATACCAGTCAGCGTGGTTAAAAAAATATTTTCCTACTGAATTTATTTGTGCGGCATTAACTTTTGGTGCAAAGGATAAGAAATCGGTATTAATTGAAGAAGCGTATCGTTTAGGACTGACTGCTGTATTACCAAAGGTAGGCATAAGCGAGGCTACAAGGTGGGTCGCAAAAGAAGGTAAGTTATATATACCCTTCGTAGAAGTACGGGGTATAGGGGCTGTCAAGGCTGTTGAAATAGCTAATGCGGGAATAACTACTAATGATATTAAGAAGTTTTTTACCAAGAAGAAATCAAATGTAGTTGTAAAGCAAAAAGGAGTGTTAGGAAAAATCCTTAATAAGATTGGTTCTTATAATCAATATGATAGTGTTCAGGTAGATGAAGAAGTAGAATCGTTTTTTGATTTTCGTATTGTTGTAAATTCTCAAGCCAGTTACAAAAAACTCTTTACTCTTTTTAATGGTAAGATTCGACTTGATGTAATTGATAAATTGTTAGCGGGTGACATAAAAGAAGTTAGAAAAGCACCGAAGTCGGCTTTAAGAGAAGTAGAGTTTTCGGGGCATGATAAGCTTATGGCCTGTTCTCGTTGTGATCTTAGGAAGGAGTGTAAAAGCCCAGTTACTCCAACCCCAGGAAAGTATAATATTGTGATTATTGGTGAAGCTCCTGGAAAAGAAGAGGATAAACAAGGAATTGGTTTTGTTGGGCAGACAGGAAAATTATTATGGAAGAGTATAAATAGAAGAGGATATGATAAAAGCTTATTTCATATTACAAATATTTGTAAGTGTTTTCCTTCTAAAACCAGAAAACCAATTACTTCACAAATAAAAAAATGCAGTACTTTTTTAAAACGAGAGCTTGTAGAAGTACGGCCAGTGGTTATCTTAGCGTTTGGTAATACTTCTCTACAATTTTTTACTCAACAGAAAACAGGAATTATGAATTTAAGTGGAAAAGTTATATGGAACGAGGAGTATGGTGCGTGGGTCGTTTGGTGTTTACACCCGTCGGCAGTTCTTTACAATTCAGAGAATAAAAAGTACTTCAAAAAAGGACTAAATTCTTTTTTCAGATTGTTGAAGATTTTTGTACCAAGGAAAAGCTAAAGCGTGATATAATATAAATATACGGGCTTATTTGAAGTTAACTCTACAAGGAGTAGAACAGGAGTAGAACAATGGGAAAATACAGTAAATACAGGAATGAATTGTTTATTGATAAATATAATCTTGATGAAGAGCTTGTTAAGCAACCACAGAGGTATTTCGATTGGGCTTTGAAGGCTGTTCAGGCCGCAGGGGATAAAGATGCCGCCAAAAAAGATTTAGATATTGTTAGAGCAGAAGCAGAAGATGAAATTCGTAAAGACCCGAAGAAGCACGGGATTAACGAAAAAGGAAAGATTACCGAGGCTATGATAAGGAATGCAGTAATGCTTCATGAAAGAGTAAAGGAATATAATGCTAATTATTTAGAGGCTGTAATGGAGGAAAGGGTTCTTGAGAAAATGGAGAAGTCTTTTAGTAGTAGAAAGAAATCGCTTGAAGGATTGGTTCAGTTAGATTTACGTTTACATTTTTCAGAACCAAAAACCTCGAAAGGGTATAAAGAAAATAAAGAATCGGAAAGAGGAGATACGAAACGGACTATTTGTAGGAATCTTAAAAGGAGAAAGTAATGGCAGAGGTATTTAGAAATGTATTGATAGTTGTGATTGCTTTCTTATTCTGCTATATTTTTTTCCGATTAGCGGGATTGGCAGTTGCCAAAAGTTTTATGCAGGTCTTTAGTAAAAACATAAAAAACACAAAAAAGGAGGAGGGTACTAATGAGCAGAGACAGAAAGGGCAAGAATGGCAAGAAAAATTCAAGAACAAAAAGCAGAGAGAAAAGAAGAATACAAAGTGAAAGATTACAGGCAAGAGTTCAGGCAGGGCAAGAGAGAAGCCAGGGAAAATCAAAAAATATTTTAAAAGAAAATCCTGATGTATCTATGTGGCGTCCAAAAGATGGTTCCCATATTGTTGATGTTGTCCCGTATTTGGCAGGAAAGAGCGATCCGTTTGTTAAAAAAGGAGATCCGACTTATACCTTTGAATACTGGGCGCATACAAGAGTTGGTCCAAATGAAGGAATGTATTTGTGTCCTGCAGAAATGTATAATAAACCTTGCCCAATTTGTGAGGAAAGGCAGAGGCTGAGGGAGAAGGGAGTTAGTGACGATATTTGGAAAAAGTTATTCCCAAAAAGAAGAAACCTTTACAATGTAATTTGTTATGATAAAGGGGAAGAGAAAAAAGGAGTACAGATTTGGGACGTATCTTATCATTACTTTGAAAAGCTTGTTCTTGCTATCAGCAAGAAACCTTCAAGGCGTGGAGGAAAAGAGAAATTAATTAATTTTGCCGATCCTGTTGATGGAAGGTCTATTTCCTTTAGTGTTGAACCAGCGAAAAGTAAAAACGATTATCCAAAATATGTTGGGCATAGTTTTGATGAAAGAGATTATGAAGTAGATGACGAAATCCTTGATGCTGCCTTTACTTTAGATGATGAAGTTATCAAGGCAGATTATGATGAAATCTCCGAGGCGTACTGGGGCGGTAAGGATAAAGAAGAAGAAGGAAAAAAGAGAAGTCACAAAGACGATAAAGATGATGATGAGAAGGAAGAAGTTTCAGGAAATGAAAATGAAGATGAATTGGAAGATTTATTAGACGAGGTAGAAGACCTTGAAGATATGGATGAATTAAAAGAGTTTATCGAAGAAAATGATTTGGATGTAAAGGTTAAAAGAAAAGATGAAGAAGAAGAGGTGAAAGAAAAAATTGTCGAAGCTCTTGAAGATAAGTTTGAAAAGGAAAGCGACATCCCATTTTAATAACTTTTAACAAGGTGAAGCTGTGAAAAAAAGAAGTCTTAAACGTAGAGGCGGAACGGTATCAGAATGTGTTGCTGATGCTAAGAGGTCTGTGGGAAAAAGAAATGAAATTCCCACAGTAGAGTTCTTGGGAAGTGGAAGTACTACATTGAATCTCGCCTTGAGCGGGGAGGGTAAAGATGGCGGTTGGGCAAGAGCAAGAGTTTTAAACCTTGTTGGTGATGGGAGTAGTGGTAAAACATTGCTCGCATTGGAACTTGCCTTTTGGTGTTATAAAAACATCAAAAAAGTAAAGTCAAAAATCTTTCCAAAAGTTAAAGAGGTAAAGATAGTTTATTGTAATGCAGAAGGGGTCATGGATTTCCCAATTAAGAAAATGTATGGAAAAGATTTTGTCAATTCTGTTGAATGGGTTACTCCTAAAAATATAGAATCTATGGGAAGGGATTATATATCGAGGATGAATGAATTAAAGAAAGGTTATTTTTTACTTTTCATTATTGATTCTTGGGATGCTTTACGTTCTTATGCTGATACTGAAAGATTTAAAAAGAGTGTTGATACGGGGGGAGAAATAGAGGGGAGTTATAATCTCGAGAAGCAAAAGTACGGCTCTGCTTTTTTTGCGTATGTTTGCAGTTTGGCAGAAACAAATAAAAAAGATGCGACTCTTATGATCTTGTCTCAGATTAGAACAAAGATTGGCGTTACTTTTGGAAAGAAGACTTACAGGGCAGGGGGGAAAAGTTTAGATTTTTATACGCATCAAGTTGCGTGGATTAGGGAAATACAGAAGCTTGCAAAAACAAGACAGGGGGAGAAAAAAGTTTATGGCATTCAGAGTCATATTAAAGTAGAAAGAAGTAAGGTAGCAAAGCCATTTAGAGAAAGTAATTTTAATATTCTTTATGATTATGGTCTTGATGATTTACAGTCCATGATAGATTACTTATGGGGAAAGAAAAAAATTAAGTTTAATGGAGAGAAGTTTAAGACGAGAGAATCTTTTGTAAAATATATAGAAGGAAATAATTTAGAAGATGAGCTTATTAAAAAAGCAAGCAAGAAATGGGAATATATTGAGTCTGTTTTCGAAGACGAAGTCTCATCAAGAAAGTCGAGATACTAAAGATACTAAGACAGAAAATTCTCCTATACTTTTAATAGATGGAAGTGTTCTTTGTTATATGGCTCTTAATGCTATGGGGCATTTGTCTTATAATGGTAAGAATACTGGGGTAACTTATGGAGTATTGCAAAAAATCTTATCTCTCTCTAATAAATTCAAGACTAATAAATTTATTTTTTGTTGGGATTCTAAAGGTAGCAATCGAGAAAAGATTTATGCAAAGTATAAATCAAAAAGAATAAAGAATAGAAAAGAAAAAACGATAGAAGAACGGGAAGCTCATCAATCTTTGATTCGTCAAAGAGAAGGATTAATGAATTATGTTTTACCAGAGCTTGGTTTTAAAAATAACTTTATTTGTTCTGGGTATGAGGGCGACGATATTCTGGCGTGGTGGGTTTTAAGATTAAATGAAAGAAAAGTAAAGGCTCGAGTTGTTATGGTTACTACGGATGCAGATATGTATCAGGAATTAGATTACTGTGATATATGGAATCCACAAAAGAAGAAGTTCTTTACGAAGAGAAATTTATTAATCGATTTTGGTGTTCTGCCTAACCAATGGGCTATGGCAAAAGCAATTGGTGGTTGTGATGGTGATGGGGTAGTAGGAATAAGAGGTGCAAGCGATCCCAAGAAGGCGGCATCTAAGGCGCTGAAATATATTATAGGCAAACTTGTTAAGGGTAAAATTTATGATAAGATAGAGAGCAAGGAGGGGCAAGAGATTATTAAAAGGAATTTAAAATTAGTGTCGTTGCCTTTTGATAATGAAATAAAAAGAATGGTCTTAAGAAGAAATCGATTTACAAGACAAAAGTTCTTAAGAGTATTTGACCAGCATCATTTTAAAAGTTTTTTAGATAATGATAACTTTATTAAATGGGAGAAGGCTTTTTTAAGATAATTAATATTTAAGGAGGCAGTATGAAAATAGATATAATAGAAAAGAACTGTTTAGCCATTTTAAATGAATTGAAGAATAGCCAGTTTACACGGGAAGAACTTGAATTTCTACAAATATTCTTCCAAGAAATAGTCAATAAAACAGAACAAAAGTTATTATCAAAATAAAGGGATCGTACGAGATGGATTAAATATGTTAGATGCTAAAATATCTAAAGGTGGCACTTTGTTAGTAAAAAAATTAGGCTCAGCAGTTTTCCGCAATCATATTTGTGGGACTAATACCTGCGGTGATTGGTGCCCTCATTTTGACGAATATGAAATAAGAGGAGGCAAAAATATAATGGCTTGTCTTGCTTGTTTTAATCTTGTCGAGGATAAAAGATAAAGGGATTGCTCAAAGGAAGGAAAATAATCATTATGAGTGTGAATATAGCTAAAAAGGAGAAATAAGAAATGGCAATAACAGCAGAACAGGCAGTAATGGCAGCATTAAAGTTAAAAGAAGAAGTAGAAGAAGAAAGGTAAGAAGCAAAGGATTTGTTAAATAATCTATTTGCGAGAGCATTAAACATTCCAAATAATCCTAAGGATATTTCTGTTAACAGAGTTGACCGTATAGTTGATTGCATTATTGGTGCTGCGGCGGGAATAGCCGCCTTGTCTTTATTTAAGGCTAAAGTTGATTCTGGTAAAGATTAATTATTAACTATTAACAGAAAGTAACAGAAGGTAACAGAAAGTAACAGAAAGTAAACTATTAACAGAAAACAGAAGGAGAAAGAAATGGCAAAAAAGAAAAAGGTAGAAGAAGTAGAGGTAGAGAAAGAGGCCAATTCGAAAGTAAAGAAGAGAAGTAAAGAAATTGAAGTTTTACTTATCGGTCTTCGAGAGTCTATCGATGAACTTTTGTATGATTCCAGAAAATTCGATAAGGGGACTATAAAGCCAGGAGTAAGAGTCAGGGTAGGTTTGCAGGGGATTATCAAAGAAGCAAAATTAATTCGTGGAGATATTCTTGAAAAGAAAAAGAAAAATAAAAAGGCAAAGATGGCAGAGAAAGGAGAGAAAGGAGAGAAAGTAACAAAGAAGAAAAAAGTAACAAAGAAAGTAGCCAAAAAGAAAGTAGCCAAAAAGAAAGGCAAATAAATGTTAAAGTCCTTAGAAATTAAAAATTATCAATCTCATAGGGATACAAAAATTAATTTCGTTCCTGGAATTACGGGGATTATTGGAGAGAGCTTAAATGGGAAGACCCCTATTTTAAGGGTGATACAATGGATCGTTTCTAATCGCCCTGGAGGTTTTCGTTTTCATTCTCATTTTGCTAAGAAAGATAAAAGGACGAGTGGTTGCATTACTACAGATAAAGATTCTAAAGTAACATTAACTAAAACAGCGAAAGATGCTGTTTATAAATTAGAAGTTCCAGGAAAGAGAATTAAAAGGTTTGGAAAATTAAATCAGAAAGTACCTGACCTTGTAAAGAACGAATTAAACATAGGAGAAATTAATTTTCAAAAGCAATTAGATTCTCATTTCCTGGCCGCTTCTTCTGGTGGACAGATTGCAAGAGCAATTAGTAAAATTACACAAACAGATAAAATTAATTCTTGGATTCAAACAATAAAGAAAACATTATCGAACTTGAAAACAAGGGAAGGTATTCTTAAGGCCGATATAGAAATAATTGATAATCAGATAAAATCTTTTAAGGGAATGAAACGTATTGGCAGGACAATATCAAAATTAGAATTAGTTCATTCTAATAGAAAAGAAGCACAAGCAGAATATGAAGAAGTAGAAGCCTTACAAGAACAAATTCAAATTTCTTATCGGGCTGTGAAGGATAGGGAAAGGTATTTTAAGGGCAAAGGCTTATTAAAACAGTTAGAGGCCTGTCAGGAAGACCTGAGGCTTGCTGAGTATCAAGAAAACCTTATCTTAGACATTAAAAAAGTCCAAAGGGATATAGCTAAATTAAATACCTTCAGAAAAGAGCATGTAGAAGAATATATTTTAGTAATCAAAAGAAAAAAGAAATGTCCTGTTTGTTTTGGTAAAATTAATTCTGATTGTATTAGAAAAATTAAAAAAGAAATTTCTAAAGAAAGGTAAAAGCTGAGGAATTATGAAACTATTACTTCTTTCTGATATTCATGCTATTAGCCGTAATCCTGTTGGGCGGGAAGACCGTATTATTGATACCTTTAAAGAGAAGTTCTTATTCGTTTTAGAGTACGCCAAAAAACATAACTGCCCAATTTTACAAGCAGGGGACTTTTTTGATAATTCGAGAGATTGGCATATTCTGTATATGATGATCGAGTTATTAAAAAAATATGGAATAAATCTATATTCTATATTCGGGCAACATGATTTATTAATGCGGGCTAACCAGTTAGATACGCCAACTACAATGGGGGTATTAAATCGACTTGGCCTGATTAAAATATTAAATAAGTTTCCTGTATCCATAGGATCCATAGGAAATATTTGCCTATACGGTTGCAGTTGGGATTCTAAGATTCCTTCGCCCACTCCAGGAAAAATAAATATTCTTGTTATCCATGCATCCATTTCTAACAAGGCAGCGTATACAGGTCATTCCTTTACAGGAGTTAGATATTTCTTAAGAAAAAATAAAGGTTGGGATTTGGTTTTGGTTGGAGACATTCATATACAATCCATTTATAATAATCAGAAAAAAAGAGATACGATCGTAGTCAATACCGGACCAATGTTAAGACTTGTCAGTTCACGGTATAATATGTCTCACCATCCTTGTTTTTTTATTTATGATTCTAATCATCATTCTTTAAAAAAAATTGAAATCCCCCATAAAAATTCGAGTGAAGTTCTTTCTCGTACTCATATTAAAATTAAAAGAAGAGAAGATATTTCTTTATCTGAAGAATCTCTTGTTCGTTTTTCAAATCTTATGATGAAGAAGCAGAACAAGCCAGTAATGACGGTGCGTCAATTAATTTGGAAAGTTATGAAAAAAAGAAAGACGAGTAAAGAAACTAAAAATTTATTAATGGAGATAACAAATCGTGAAATCGCTTGAAAGAATAAAAGATAGTTTAATTCAAATTGACCATGACCTTGCAGTTAGAGAGTCTGATTTGGAAAGGCTTATTTATAAATTAAAGAAAGAGTATAGTATTTCTTCTCCCAAAAAAGTAAACGGACATCTAAAAGAATTAAGAATGCAAATTGAGAAATTAAAGGAAGAAGAAAGTGGACTTTATCTGAAAGCCGAAAAAGCTTTATATAGGTTTAACGGAACTGAATCATGAGAAGGGTTAGAGAAAGATATGAAAATCTTTTAGTTTCAAAGTCTTTGACATTAAAATTAAAAGAGGGAAAGAAAAAGGAGTTAGAAGAAGTACAATCCAAGATAAAATCTCATGTAGATGCTCGAGAAGTCTTATTAGAAATTAGTAATGTTATACAAAGACAATTTAAAAAAAGAATAGAAAGTTTAATTACCTATGCAATTCAATCTGTATATAGTCGTCCGCTTTCATTCGAATTGCATTTTTTAAATAAGAGAAACAATATAGAAATGATGCCTATTGTTAAAGAGAACGGAGAAGAACTTAAACCAAATGATGATGATTTGGGTGGTGGAATTTTAGATGTTATTGCTTTTGGGTTTAGAATAGTTCTATGGTATATGGAAGACCCAAAGTCCAGGAATGTACTCTTTCTTGATGAACCGTTTCGTTTTCTTGGAGACCTTGTTCCAAGAGCTGGAAAGATGTTAAAGTACATTAGCAAGAAATTTAATTTACAAGTTATTCTTGTAACTCATGATAAACAGATTACAAAATATTGTGATAAAGTATATGGAGTAGAACATAATGGAGTTGAATCTATCGTAACGAGAAGATTAAAGAGGATAAATTAAAAATGAAAATAGATATTGCAAAAGGTGAACTTCAGACTATTAGAGATATAGTTTATAAAGGAAGGGGGAGAGAAAAAGAAAAGCCTCCAGCATATTCAGATGAAAGATATGATTATGGGGTTGCTTTAAAATTAATTACGAAACTAAATGTAGCATTAAAGAAAGTACACGGACATGATTGTAATGGAGCGTATTATTTAAGATGAATAAATTAAATAAATTAAAAGAAATAACCCCAAAAGAATTTAAGGCTCTTCGAAAGAAACAGTACTTTAAGCAAAGAAGAATCTGTCCTATATTAAAACGGAAGATTCCTTATAGCGAGGCTGTTTTTGATCATAAACATAAAAGTAGAAAAGAGAAGTTGGGAGAAGAAGGCAAAGGCTTATTGAGAGGGGTCTTGCAGTTTCAAGCTAATAGTTGGGAAGGCAAGGTTGCTAATGCCTTTAAGAGATACGGATTACATAAGCAGGGAATATCATTAGAAGATGCAGTAAGAAACTTGGCCAATTATCTTGTAAATCCGCCTATGAAGCCTGAGTATATTCATCCAAGTGAAAGGCCGAAACCAAGGAAGATAGGAAAGAGAGAGTATAATAAAATTAAAAAGTTTTATTTTCAAATATATCCGAATAGAAGAAAATTGCCAAAAGCCGTTTTGAGATTGGAATTGGCATTAAAGGAAAAGAAATCTGGGAAGACTCGGTTGACAAAAGAATTAGAAAAGATTTTGGAAATAATAAATTTAAAATATTATTCTGTAAAGAAGGGGGAGAAAAATAAGAAGAAGATAAAGAGGAGAAATAGACGAAAAGATATGTTTTTGTAGCCGGAAGTGTTGTTGAAGATATTGATGGTAAATGGTGTTTGTATAGTGATACGCAAAAAGAATTAATTGAGTCGAAGGGAAGATTATCGGGAATTTACGAGAATCGTATTAGAGAATTAGAGTGGAAATTGGGCTTTCGGCGGTTACCTATTATTAAATGTAATTGCGAAGAAAAAATAAAAGCTATCTATAATAATTGTGCTAATACAGACTGCTGGGTATGCCCTGTTCATGGGTATAAAAGGAGGCAAAATGACTAATTATAAAAAAATAACTGATTTGCCCATTTACGAGGGATTGCCAGAAGAAGATGAATTAGTTGTGCCTGTTTTTTTAGATAGAACGAATCATGCGTTTAAAAGTATTTCGGTTCGGGTATTAATTGAGTATATCAAAATCGAGGTGCAAAAAGGAGTAGATGTTGAAATAATAATAACCGAGCAGGGTATAAGATTCAAAAAGGTGGAAGGTAAGATGTAATTGCATAGAATATATTGATGCGCATTTTAATGATATTAATCTTGTTTGCCTACTTGGTATTGTCCCGTTCATGGTTATAAGAAAAGATAAAAATAAAGAGGCGATAATGACTTCTGGATACGAAAGAAATAAAAGATGGCGAAAGAAGAACCCCGAGAAGTGGTTGGCTACAAAGAACAGGTACTATCGAAAGTTTCAAGACGTCCCGAATAAAAATCAAAGATGGACGGTTGAAGATATTGATTTTGTAGTTGATAATGCCGATAGGTTGCCAGATCGAGTAATATCCAGGCTTATCGGAAGGTCTCTCGGAGCAATACAGACAATGCGGTATAGAATTGGTGTAGAATCTTCGTAGAGTTAACTTCAAATAAGGATGAATAAAAATAGAAGCAGGAGGTAGAAGTATATGAGAGAAGGAAATAAAGAATACAAAGGAAAATTGGATTGGTCTTTAGTTCCGTTAGAAGTAATGGATGGGGTAATAAGAGTATTTGAAAAGGGAAGGGTAAAGTACCATGGAACAAGGACTTGGCTACCTGGAATTAGATTCGCCAAGCTTTTTGCGGCAACCTTACGGCATTTAGTTAGGTGGTTTTATCTTAAAGAAGATAGAGATGAGGAATCAGGCGAACATCCACTTTGTCATGTTATTGCAAACTGTATGATGTTGCTTACGTATATTCAAAATAAATCTTATGACGATAGACCCTTTAGAATTGGTAGTTCAGATAAGGCAGGAAAAGATATGGCAGAAGAATCTTTGATAGTGGAACTACCAAAATTCATTAATAAGAAAGGAGAGAGAAAGGAGGAGGAAAGAAAATGGAAGAGGTAAAACCAAGCCATGAAATTTTATTTATTCAGCCAGATTTGTTAGAACTTATCGAGAAGGCAGGGAGAACTTGTTATAAGAGCGAAGAAAAAATTACAGAAGGAAGTGCGGAAAAATTTGTAAAGATGATTACAAAACGAGGACATCATTCTGTGATTGAACATGCCAGTATTACGGTAAGATTTATTTGTGATAGAGGAGTAAGTCATGAAATTGTAAGACATAGGCTTGCGGCTTATAGTCAGGAAAGTACAAGGTATTGCAATTATTCTAAAGGCGGAATTCAAATTATATTTCCTGGGTGCTTAACAAATGTGCAAAGATTAAGAAGGGAAATACTTTTTGAGGCAGTACAAGCTGTATATAATCAAGAGATAAGAAATGGACTATCGCCACAAATTGCTCGTGGGGTATTACCAACTGCTCTTAAAACAAAAGTCCCTATAATTTTTGATGATATAAAATATTAGAATATTAGAAAGGAGAAAGAATGATGACTATTGGGAAAGCAATTAAAAAGAAAGCAAAAAAGAAAACCGTAATTGTAAAAGAAGGATTTGATTATTATTATGATAAGGAAGGAAATACGATTGTAACTGTTTGTTGTGTCTTGACAGATTCAGGGGTGGTTGGAAGAGGAATTGCCGTATTGTCCGAAGAGGACTTTAAAAATGAACGGGCTTCAGATGAAACGGGAAGACAATTTGCAAGATGTTATGCTCTTAGAATCGTAAAGAATAGAAAGACACGAGAGATAAAAAACCAAGAAGCAATCAATAGACTTATACAATGCAAGTGCCCTTTCATTAAGAGGGCAGAAAAGAATCCGGAGTTGAGTTGGTGGTGGAAAAAGGTATTGTTTGGAAAAAAGAAAATGCATGATGTTAAATATAGAATAGGGTATGGTGTAATAGAAAGACCTATTTTTATTTATGATGGTTATGGTTTTGGTTTTGCTCCTCTGGAGAAGTTTTATGCTCATGGCTTAGGGCTTTGTAGTTGCTAATAGTCCTAACCGTAGATAGTTAGTATTATTAGTGTTGTTAGTGTTTATGAGTATTATGAGTATTATGAGTATTATGAATAGAGGAAAAATAGAATGAGGAAAATAGATTGGTTTGAATTAGAAAGGAGCCTTTTAATATGAGTATGCAAGATTCAATAATACAAGCCCATAATGGGTTTAAAACTTATTTTGATGTTGATAGCAAGTTGTTTTTGGAACCATTGATAACGATGGTTACTCAAAAATTCGATCTTGATATTATCAAATTTGATGGTTGGTTACATAAACAAGGGTATATAGAAGAAGAGCATGGTTCTATGCGGGAATATATTGTTTTAAAATATGGTAAAGATGCCGTATTGTTTATTGATGGGTTGTTGGGAACAAGAAAGCATAGAAAAATAAAAAGAAGGCTGTAGATATGAGGAAAATAGATTGGTTTGAAATTGTTGATTTTTATAATAGTGTTTTTGATACGGAGTTTGTGCAGGTAAAGGCAATGTTGAGCGGTGGTTATAAAAAGTTTTATAGTATAGAAATCTTTGCTGATAAATTAGGAATATCCAGAGAAGCTCTTAGATTGGAGATGAAGAGATTGAAGATAAAATTGAACAGGCCAAGTATAAGAAGGAAGACACAATCTAATGATTAAAAAAATTAAAAGAATCAAAAGAATCAAAAAAATTAAAAGAAGAATAAAAAAAGAATCCGTACTTCCTGTCGTTCCTGTTGATTTAGGAACATTAAATAATTTGTTGATGCAAATTAGTGTTGAACTTTTAAAGGCAGGAGATTTAGATAAGTTAGATAGAATCTTGGAATTTGTTAGAAAGATAAAGACTTTTCAAACCAAGGAATTGACTTATGAAAGAGCTTTTATTTTAAATCATCTAGAAAGGCATGGATTTTTAGGAGATACCGCAGAAGAAAAATATCCACTATCAAAACAAGAAGCAGAAGAATTAAAACAAATATTTGGTGACGGTATAGAAGATGTTAAAGAATTAATGTCGGGAACAAAAATTATAAAGAAAAGATAAGAGGGTAAAGAATGATAAAAGTAAAGGTAGATTTATGTGAGTGTATAAATGATAAGGGATTTACGGGGATTACTATGGTTGCTGACAAATTAAAAAAGGCTGGTATTCCAATGAAGAATAAAAAAATCAAAAAGGGCTTTCTTTCTGGATACGATGATGTCAAGAATGGACAGAAAGTTTATATTTGGGAAGACGAAGAAGATGGAGAAGGAGAATATATATGCCACGACCAAAGTACCAGAAAATAAAAAAAGAATGCGAGCAGATAAAAGCTCTATGGGCTAAGAGCTGGGACGATTCTCAGATAAGACAGGAATTACAAATGTCTTCTTCTGTATATGAAACTCGGTTAAAGTATATTGCAAGGGACAGATTCGATACCAATAAGGAATTTACTTTGTTGCAATACCAGATTAAAAAGCAGAGAAGATATGATCAGCTTGAAGCTATATTAAAAACAACCAAAACTCCAGAGATGAAATTAAAAGTAATTCAGGAGATGAATCTTTTAGATGATGGATTTGTTACTATGGGTCAGAGGTTGGGAGTATTTAGCGAAGCTCCTAAAAAAGTAGCTGGTGTATTTTCAAATACCAATGTAGATATAACACCAGATGAAAATACAGATGATATACGAGAAGCATATCAAGAAATAGTTATTTCAAATACAAAGAAGATGATTAAGAATCGTTTTTTAAATAAAAAGAAGGCAAAGAAGAGAATAGAGTATAAGAAGGACAAGAAAATTAAGAAGGACAAGAAAATTAAGAAGGACAAGAAAATTAAGAGGGTAAAGAATGGCGATTAAAAGAAGAAAGAAAAGAAAGAAAAGAGAAATGAAACCAGAGAAAAGAGTTAAAGATATCTTTGGTAAATCTGTCAAGCTTGGTCGTCCTTCTAATTATCCTTCAAAAGAAAAACAAGAAGCTATTGCTTTAAAGAGAAATTTATCATACTGGTGTTTGGCTACACCAGTCGTATTAGATGGAAGCCAGTTTTCTTTTAAGGGTCATGAATATTTAATAGATGTTTACAATTCTGATAATATAATTGAAGTTTATCAGAAGGCAGCCCAGATGGGATTCAGTACAAGAGTCATATTGGAAAGTCTTCATAAGTGCAAGTACCTATATCCTAATGGAGTACTATATTTATTTCCTACCAAAACAGACGTAACAGATTTTAGTAAAAGTAAGTTTGCAAGATTAATGAATGAGAATCCATTTTTACAAGAATGGGTTAGAGATACTGATGCGGCAAACATCAAGTCGATTGGAAGGGGAAATTTTTATTTTAGAGGAATGAAAACAAGGGGTGGCTTGAAAACTATTCCGGTAGATTTAATAGTTTTTGATGAATACGACGAGCATATTTCTGTTACTGGAAGAGAGATGAAATTATTTACTTCTCCTGAATTGGCATTAGAGAGAGCGAGCCATAGCAAATATAAACACCAAAGATATTTGTCAACACCTACATTACCTGACTTTGGAATCAATCTTGTTTATCAATCCAGTGATCAAAAACATTTTTTTATTAGATGTGATAAATGTAATACATGGACTTGTCTCGAAGAAGAGTTTGTTGCGGCAGATGGGGAAGAACAAAAAATTTTATATTATTCAAAGAAACTTGGAAAAGTAATAAGAGCATGTAAGAAATGTGGGGCTGAACTTCCTAAAGTAGGGTATGATAATAATTGCGAGTGGGTGAAAAAAGTAACCACAAAAGGATTATCTTCAGGATGGTGGATTAGTCAATTAAACAGTATGTATGTTGCTCCTGTGAATATATTAGAACAATATGAAATCCATGTTTTACGAACAAGAAAACCAGTTACTGGACAGCCGAATCCACAGGAGTTTTGGAATAGTAAGATCGGGCATCCATGGGTATCTGCGACTGCAAGATTAACAGTAGAAACGATAAGAAAATGCTGTGGTAATTTTCAATTACAAGCTCATGATTCTGGTCCTTGCGTTATGGGAGTTGATCAAGGATCGGATTTGCATGTAGTAATTACTTCTTTAAGATTTGGAAAACCAACGGTATTGTATTTAGGAATATTGAAAGACTGGGAAGAATTGGATAATCTTATGAGATCATTTGCCGTAGCATGCTGTGTAGTTGATGCTCTTCCAGAGACCCGTAATGCCAGAGCTTTTGCAAAACGATTTCCTAAAAAAGTTTTTATGAATTATTATGTAGATAGGAAGGGAGATTTTTCTTGGAACGAGGAAGAGTATATTGTGCAAGAAAATAGAACTGAATCTATGGATGAAAGTCATATTGTTATTGATACAGCAGAAGTTATTCTTCCTGCTTCTGGTATTCCAGAGGTAGAGGAGTTCATAAAGCACTGTCATAATGTCGCAAAGAAATTAGTAGAAGATGAAGTAAAAGGAAGCAAAAGATATATTTATGTAAGACTTGGTGCAGACCATTTTAGGCATTCATTTAATTATGCTTGTATTGCGAGTACAAGAGTTTTAAGATATGGAATAGGAGATGGAGAAATAACAATAGAATCAAGTATGAAATCGGCACAATCAGATTGGTAAGGAGAATATAAAATGGAAGAACGAGAAGAACAAGAAGAAATAATTAAGAATTTAATTCCAGTTGTTCGTTATGGCGCTATATTTTTTAATATAGATACTAATCTTTTTTATGCTTATGATAAAAATCAAAAATGGGTTACGGCTGACGAAACAAATGACTTGGTTTTGAAAGCATTGCTCGTATCTAATTTTCAGCAAGAGAAAGATAATCTAAATAATGACTCTGGAAGCAGATGCGTTTGTTCTGAGGATGAATGGGATCCAGTTCCAGAGCATAATATATGTATTGCTTGTGGGAAACCGCGTATTGAATTCTCAAAAGGAGAACAATGAAAAAGCCAAATAAATGCTGCGGAATGGGAACTTATGAATGCCAAATACCAATGCCGATTAAAGGACGAGTACAAGGAATTGATTTTTGTATTGCTGATATTGTAGCTGCTTTGAATGCTGCAAATATTGCAACTGTAGCTTCTTGTTGTGGACATGGGAAGATTCCGGCAAGAATTGACCTTGAAGACGGTAGGGAAATAAATATCAAAAACGTAAAAGGTAAATGAAGCAAATGCCAACAAAACGAATCAAAGACGAATCTAAGTTAATTGCAAAATATAGAATAAAGGCCGGAAAGAGCCATTACTTTCATGTGTTCTTGTGGGATTCGCAAGACTCGTTTGATGCAAATACGTTTGATAATATTAAGGGGCAATCAGCAGGATGTGTAAATCTTACTTCTTGGTCTTACAAAATAAGTAAAGAAGGGATAGAAGAAAAAAGAGTACCCCCTAAACTTGGAGAAGTTCATTTTATATCGGGTAAATGGACAACGGAAATTGTTGCTCATGAATTATGCCATGCTCTTATACACCGTTTACGAACAATTAATCCAACTGCAAATGATGTTCTGTGGCAAGAAAAAGATAGTGAAGAAGTTATTTGTTATGAATTTGGAAGATGGGTAAATCAAATATATAGGTTGTTATGGAATGACGATCCCTTAATGATATTAAAATTAAAAAACAAAGAGGAATAAACAAATGCCATACAAAGAAATAAAAGAATGTAGAGTATGTGGAAATAAAAATCTTTCTCCTGTAGTTAATCTTGGTGAATTAGCTTTAACAGGAATTTTTCCAAAAACTAAAAATGAAGAAGTAGATGTTGCTCCATTAGAACTCGTTAAATGTCATGGAGATAATTGTTGTCATCTTCTGCAGTTAAAGCATTCTATGAATATGGAGAAGATGTATGGAAATAATTATGGATATCGTTCTGGCTTGAATCCCTCTATGGTAGCTCATTTACAAGCCATAGTTAGAATAGTTACTAATACGGTTTCGTTACAGCCAGATGATTTGATTATTGATATTGGAAGTAATGACGGAACTCTATTGAGAAATTATTTTGGAGATTATAATTTAGTAGCTTTTGACCCAACAGCAGCAAAGTTCAGTAAGTATTATCCTGCAAATGTAGACTTGTTTGGTGACTTTTTTAGTAAAGAGATTTTTAGAAGTCATTATAGAAGTGTAAAGGCAAAGGTAGTTACGTCTATTGCTATGTTTTATGATTTACCAAAACCATTAGAATTTATGCAAGATGTTTACGATATATTAGATGATAAAGGGATTTGGGTTCTGGAGCAAAGTTATATGCCAGAGATGATAAAACAGAATGCTTATGATACGGTCTGTCACGAGCATTTAGAATATTATGGGCTTTATCAAATAAGGTGGATGGCCGATAGAGTCGGTTTTAAGATAGTAAATGTTGAATTTAACTCTACAAACGGAGGCAGTTTTTTAGTAATACTGGCTAAGAAAGGTGGTGGGGTTAAGGGATTGAGCAATGAGTTCTTTATTAATACTATATTAAAGGAGGAACAGCAGAAAGGATTTCTAAGTCTGGCTCCGTATAAGAAATTTCGTAAGAATATATTTAAACATACGAGTAGATTAATCGAGTTTATTGAAAGGTTAAATAGAGAAAGAAAAGTAGTTGTAGGGTACGGGGCATCAACGAAGGGCAATGTCTTGTTGCAGTTGTGTAATTTTAATGAAAGAGATATTCCTTGTATTGTAGAAATAAATGAGGATAAGTTTGGATGCTTTACTCCAGGAACTAAAATTCCTATTGTGTCTCAGAAGGAGGCCGAAAGCGGTTTTGGAAATATCGATTATTTATTTGTACTTCCGTGGCATTTTAAAGATAATATTCTTAAGAAGGAAGAAAAGTTTTTGAAAGCCGGAATGAAGTTTATTTTTCCGTTGCCTGATATTAGTGTAGTTGGAGGAAAAGAAAATGAATAGATACAATATGGCGATAGGGGTTATTCCTGATACGAGTAGGCAATTTGTTCAGGAAGTGGTATGCGGTAATGGTAAATGGTCTTTACATGATGATTTGCAAAGAGAGGTTGATAAAAGAACAGAACTTTATAAAAAGCGTATTAGGAAATTAGAGGAAGAGATAAATTATCGGCAGTTAGTTGCTTCTATTCCTTTTGTTTCTAAATGTAATTGTGAAAAAGAATATAATAAGAGAGTTAGTTTTATTGAAATTAGAGATGTATGGTTCTGCCCTGTTCATGGATATAAAAAATTATGATTAGAATATAATTAAGGAAGAAGGAAGCGAAATGAATAAATTAAGAGTGCTAAAAGAGATTTTGGATTATATTAAAAAAGAAGAAATTAATGTCCCCGATATAGATATTTCTATATATTTAAAAGACGATTGTATATTAGAATTAACAGTAATAGACAGATGTTATTTTGCCCATGTTTTTAGTAATGAAGTTATTGATTCTGATATGAGTAGTTATGAATTAAAAAATTCTTGTATATTGAGCAAAGAGAGGATCAATATAAAGAAAAAAGAACCAACAAGGAAGGGGAAGAGAAGATGAAGAAGACGAATGGCAATTGGACACCTGAAGATGAGCTTAATGAAACAGAGGGGCAGTAAGTAGAAAAATAAAAGAAAAACATATTGTGAAAAATGCAATAGTAAAATAAAACTTGAAATTCATCATGATCCATCAATGAACGAGGATGATCGTTTAGATTGGGAAGGGAGGATTTGGACTTTGTGTAGAAAGTGTCACATGGAAGAACATAGAACTGATAATGGACGATTTGGAAAAATATTATATGAAGGAGGTGGTGCTACCGTGATAAAAAAGACAATGAAGAAAGCTCTAATCACGGGCATATGACAGGACAAGACGGAAGTTACTTAACAGAGCTCCTTATCGAAAAAGGATATAAAGTTTATGGAATAAAGAGAAGGGCTTCACTTTTTAATACAAAAAGAATAGACCATTTATATCAAGATCCACACGATGTAAGCGCAAACATTACTTTTTATTATGGAGACCTAACAGATTCCAGTAATTTAATTCGTATTATTCAGGAAGTACAACCAGATGAAATTTATAATCTGGCGGCACAAAGTCATGTTAAGGTTGCTTTTAGTGTCCCTGAATATACAGTAGACGTAAATGCTCTTGGTGCATTAAGATTGCTCGAAGCAATTAGGATTTTAGGATTAGAAAAGAAAACTAAATTCTATCAAGCTTCAACTTCGGAATTATTTGGGGATACAATGGAAGTCCCTCAAGATGAAAGTACTTCTTTTAAACCTTGTTCTCCTTATGCTATCGCAAAGCTATACGCTTATTGGTGTGTAGATATGTATAGGAAGGCGTATGGTATGTTTGCCTGTAATGGTATTTTATTTAACCATGAATCCGAAAGAAGAGGCGAAACTTTTGTTACAAGAAAAATTACGAAAGCGGCAGCAAGAATTACTCTTGGGTTGCAGGATAAATTATATCTCGGAAATCTTAATTCTAAAAGGGATTGGGGATATGCAAAGGATTATGTTCGTGCAATGTGGTTAATGCTTCAGCAAGATAAGCCAGAAGATTTTGTAATCGCAACAGGCGAACAGCATTCTATTAGAGAGTTTTGTGAAAGAGCATTTGATGTTTTTGGTATTGAATTAGAATGGAAAGGAGAAGGAGTAAATGAAAAAGGAATAATAAATAGAGTGGAACTTAAAAAACGTAATAATGGAGGATATACTTTTCTGAAATCTTTATCTCGTTTAGAAGTAGGCCAGGAAGTAATTAGTGTTGACCCTTGTTATTATAGACCAATAGACGTAAATAATTTATTAGGTAATGCTGTAAAAGCTCATAGGACTTTAAATTGGTATCCCAGTATTTCTTTTAATGATATGATTTGGCTAATGGTAAACAACGATTTGAAAGAAGTTTCTGATGAAAGTAAGGGGCATATATGTCCGAGTTGTGAAGCCGATATGTGAAGTCTGTAAAGTTTGTAAAATTTGTGAGGTGGCTTACGATAAGTTATAAAATAGTGTATAATGAAATTATAAGGGGTTAAGGATAAAGACTAATCTGAGGCTGTATGAGGCTGTAACAAGGAGACTTAAAGATGCAGAAAGAACTAATAATTCAATCAATTGAAAAAATACCAAATGATTTGATGGAAAAGGCTTGTAATTTTAAGATGAATATTGAAGGAGGTTGCTGGCTCGAAATGGATTATAATAAGAAGATTTATAAAAAGTACGAAAAGGATATAATATGTAATCGTATTTATGCATGGGATAAAGAAATAAAGTTCGATGTAAATGGAGTTGAAGTACTTATGATTATAAAGGATTAGGAATGTCATGAAAAAGAAGAACGAATTATATTCGTATAGAGGAAAAATTATTATTTGCTTTATCGTTCTTATTATCTCTTCTTTTTTTACTGTATATGGAGGAATGCAGTTTTTAGCAAGAGCAGATAGAATCATAGAAGCCGAGAGGGTTGAAACATTAGAAATAGAAAATACTGCATTGGCGTATTTAGTTTCGAAGTACAGGGAAATAGTTCCGTTTTCTGATTTGATAGAAGTAACCAAGCTCGATAAATTAGAACTTGAATTATTAAGAGAACGGGCAAGAGTAATAAGAATAAGATTAGAAAAGAAAATATTAAAAGAAGAAGTAGAAAGAGAAAAACGGGAGAAAGAATAAAGTATGACTCATAATATTTCAAGCCAAAATACGATAGCAGCGAGAATCAGCCCGTTAGATGACAGATATACAAGACAGAGTCCCCGTAAAGGTTGTAAATATGAGTCGATATATAAAAGTATTTGTGTTCCTGTTTGTAAAAGAATAAAATCATATAGAGCAGGTGAAGATTGGACTCAATTTCCCGTTCCTAAATTATCTGAATTCCCTAAAAATAGTATAAACAGTATAAACAGTATAATGAATATTAAAAAGGAGAAAGCGTCATGGAAAGTAGAACGGATTATACATTCTTAGAAGCAGTAAAAAGGTTAAGTGACGGAAGTTGCAAAGAGATGGCAGATATGTTTGGTAATGTTTTTGTTTTAAATGAAGACGGAGTGGTAGTTTGTAAAACTATGGATGAGCAAAAAATTTATTTATCTTCGGCTATTTATCTTGGAAATTGGTATATTAAAAAAGTACGGAAGTCAAGAGTCATTAAGAATGTTGTTTGGAAAAAAGAAGAGAACATTGTCTATCCTGTTTTTTTTTCTATATGGCAAAAAGCGATTTGGGGCGAGTGTCTTAATAAACCGGATATGAAGATGACTTTGAGATGGAACGAAGAAAAGAAGTACACTTTTTTGGAAGCATTAAAGAAATTAAAAGATGGAGAGACTGAAGAGATAAGTCCTGATGGACTTTCATCGACGGTAAGATATAGTTTGAATAAATGTAGAATTTTAAGTTTAAGTTGCTTAAATGCAGAATCAATTACCGATATAGAGGATCTTAATAAATGGGTTCTTCTTCCTAAAGAAATTTTTAATCAGGAAAGAGTTATCGGTAAGGTCAGATGGCTGGACAGTGAATTTGCAGTATATCCTTGTAATATGGATATGCATGTGGGTATTTATTGGAATGATTTTCTTAAACGACCACCAATGGAAATGTTTTTAGAATGGGAGGAGTAATATGAAGTATTTTAAATCTCTTTTTTTAATAGTATTTTTTGTTTCTTTATTTTATAGTGTCTCGATTGCCGGTCAAATAAAATATACGGTTGGAGGCCATACTGCTGCTATATCTGAGAACTTGCTTGATAAAGTCGTAGATTTGTCAATATCTAAAGATTATGAAGCCTTACAAAAACTTTTCGATTCTGGATTAGTAATTCTTTTGAAAAGTGGAATTAAGGTTGAAGTTATAGAAGTCAATCTTTTTAGTGGAACAATTAAAATACGGCCTTTTGGAATGAATTTAGAAATATGGACTGTAAGAGAAGCATTAAAGGAATAGAGAAGATAATATGGAATCATTTAAAATTACACAGGAAGAAGTAGAAGCAGAGATATTGAACGAGGCAAAGTTTTTAGGCGGAGCAATATATAGCGATAATGATTTTTATATTGCAAAAGAGCAGATTCTTAGGAGGTTGCGTTCAAGATTCGATATGTTTTTGTGTCAGGTAGAAGATAGCATAACTACAAATAGGATTTTATTGTGAGGTATAAATGTGAGGTATAAAAGTGAGGTATAAAAGTGAGGTATAAAATAGGGTGTTTCATGAATGATGTGTCTGATCTATCAGAAATAGTATAAAATAGGGTGCAAAGAAGGAAAAAAGAATGATGGGAATATTTAAAAAGGTAGAAGAAAGAATAGAGGAGATAGAGCAGAAGAATCTTCATACTCCGAATAAACCATTAGAGAATCTATATCCTCCAGGATCTCAGTGCAATACTTTTAAAGGTTGCTTAGATTGCCCTGTTGCTTCTTCTTGTGATAAAATACCACTGGAATTAAAATGGCTCCAGCAGTAAAAGCTTATAGAGTTAAGTTCAACTCAGCTTTCTTTAGGAGATTTGAAAATATTAAAAGACAATCTCAAAGATGACCAAGAAGGAGTAGAAGGAGTAGAAGGAGTAGAAGTAAATGAAAACAAAGATGGAAATAGACATAAGGGATAATACGTATTCTGCGAAACATCTCTTTATAAGAAAAACAGTAAGAGACCTTGCTGTAATATGTAAGGGTGAACCCGAAAAGATTATTGATTCTTTAACGGGGTATTTATGGGAAGAAGAAGAAGCTGGATTAATTAAAATGGAAATAAGAAGAGATGAAGTAAGAAAGGAAAGGAGTAAACCAAATGACATTTATTAAAGGACTTCGTGTAAGAAAACCAATGAAACCAACGAAACCAATGAAACCAACGAAACCAATGAAACCAACGAAACCAATGAAACCAAAAACTGCCAGAAGATTTTTAAATAGAAACCAATGGAAATTAATAGTACATAAGTTAAGTGATACGGGTAAATCATTATTGAAAAGAGAAATGAAATGTAAAAGGATAATGATAAAATACTTTAAAAGAAGAGATATATCAGAAGAAAAAGAAATACGAGATGGAGTTGAGAATAGAAGAATCTTCATGCTCTGAATACTCTTAATAAACAATCTTAATACAATCTTAATACAATCTTAATAAACAATCTTAATACAATCTTAATAAACAATCTTAATACAATCAATACATAAATTGTTATCAAATATCAATGTTCAAATACATACATAAATAT